ATCTATATGTAAATTCATACTGCAAAGATACTTAAAATATCTGAATTATGCAAATAAATAAACAGAATTAATATACTAAATTTACATTTATGTTTACTCAATTCCTTTAGCCTCTTGTCTGAGATGATGATACTTAGACTTAATCTCCTTGATAGGAGTATTTCTAGGTATCTCCATATAAGACATATAGGCAGTTAGACTATGAATATCGCCACTGCCGTTAGTAAGTTCCTCAATAATGGCTTCATCATTAGCTATGGATGCCATGAGATAAGTTTCTTGACCACTATAATCAATGCTTATCCATCTATTGCCTTCCTCAGACACAAAGCAAGCTCTTGTCTCTGCATCTGAAGGAAGATTCAAGAGATTTACATATTCAACATCATTCTCCTTGTCTTTACCTCCAGAAGTTATTCTGGTAGTGTCAGCACCAAGTTGATTATATTGAGTATGAATTCTATGACTGACAGGGTTAACCTGAGCTAGGAAATTCTCTCCATAAGTAGATGTGACTTTAACAGCTTCCTTATAATTAATGTAGATAGGTATGAGGCTGCACTTATCCTTTTGAGGCTTAAGTACTTTAGCATCAACACTTTCTTTCATTAATCCAGTCTCTTTATCTTTCACAAGTAGGTCTACTCCATACTTCTTAAAGATAGGCTTGACTTGTTTATCACTATTCCAGTTTACAGTCACTTTTGGGTCTAAATCAAATCCAGAGAATAAATCTCCCTGTCTTTCTACATAGACATAAGAGCTATCTGGCTCATTAGTAATAAGCCATTGGTCACATTCAGCCTTAGCTTTGGTTACCCTATCTTGGTCTTTGAGCATTTTAGCTTTCCACTTAGTCTCGTCTAACTTTATGCCGCAATACTCACAATATGCTAAAGGAAGGACAAACCTATTCTCATAGTCAATAGCGGTAAGAAGCCCCTTCTCCTTGAGAAGTTCTAGCTGCTTATCCTCTATCTGTTCTAGAAATTTAACGTCCCTAGCACCATAAAGAATAGTCTCAGATGTAATACCTGCCCAAATAATCTTACCTCTGACTGATTTATCAAGCTCTTCGTTAAGATACATCTTACAGGCAGACAAAAGACTCAAAGAGTGAATACCTGAAGGATAACCAAGCCACATTAGCTTTTCAGCTAAATAACCATCATATACCCTTCTAAGCACAATACCTTGATGATAAAGAAACTTTAAGTCAAACTTAAGATTCCAGCCAATAAAGAGTCTATCAGATTCCAAATAAGCTTTATAGAGTTTTACATCAACAGTAGTACAGTCAATAACAACTTGAAATTCAAAGCATCCGAGCTGCAGCATAAGAAGTTGTTTAGTATAAGGGTCTAAACCCATAGTTTCAGTATCTAAACCAACTTTCTTAAGAGGTTCTAGTAATTTTAGAGACTCCTCAACTGAGATTCTTTTATAATAAGGATTCTCAATTGCAGTCTGTTGGCTCACTAGATACACCATCGCATTTAGAAATAGCTATCATTCTATCAAAGTCTATCTGAAACCTATATCTTTGAAAGAACGCACTTCCGAGCAATCCTACTATCTTAATTCCAGATTCGTTTTCAATGTTCCTAAGTCCTGGAATGTCAAATACTTGAAAATCTTCAATAAATCCAATAGTATCTGTAGTAAAAATTGCTCTAATAAATTTGGTCTCAATTTTATTACCGTCTACTCCGTATGCACCTCCATTACTATCTAACATACTACAATCTAAATTAGGTACTTCGTCTTTATTAATTACAGAGAAAACTGAGCCAGTGTCAAGGATAAAATTAAAGGTTTGATTATTGTTATATACAGAAACTACGGGCAGTTGTATTCTGCCCGTAGCCTCTGCGTCTATGTTAAGATAGAAAATAGGAGTAAACTCTTTAATATCTTCTCTTACTCCCATGTTAGTTTATTTAATGTCAGTAGTTCCGAAACCTCCCCTATCGCAATCATTGAGATATTTTACAAATTCGAGCTTTACGCCATTAGAGAACAGCCATTTAACTTTCTGCCAGAAGGTAGCTTTCTGAGAAGGCTGGATTTTGAACTGACAAATCCTATCACCTTTCTCAATATGACAAACTCCAGTAGCAATTACTTTGATTTTCCACTCATCGTTAGGACCACAATAAGTCTGGTCAATTACTCCAAAAGAGTTAGTCTGCATAATAGCAAACTTATTATGAGTAGAACTTCTTACTACCATTATAGCTTCCATACCTTTAGGAAGCTTCATAGCAACTCCTAGAGGAATCATACTAGTGTTAAACTCTACAGTTCTGTACCTAACACCACTATGTTTCTTCAGAGTTTCTGCTGATGGAGGAAGTAAATCAACATCAGCAGCAGATTTAAGGTCAATCCAATCCCCTTTAGCTAAGATAACAGGCGCACATCCAGGAGTAAGGACTTTGATTTTTATAGTTTGTTTCATTATTTTTGAAATTGATCAGTTATATCCGTTATAGCAAACATTCTTTGGTTGGTCTTTGGACTATTAAGACCTCCAAAAGCCTCTATATAAGGGCCTAACTTGATATAGTCGAAGTTTGCTAAATAAATTTCATCCGGAAGAGTATCTTTTCCAGAATACCAAGCTACTTTTAATCCCTTACTTTTTACAGTATAGGCAAGATGATTGATAGTAGCAGGGTCTTGGTCTCCTCCCATAAAGCACACACAGGTAATTCCTTTGTGGCTTTTTAATATTGATAATAGAGTAGAGGAAGTCATATAGATTCCGGAATCTCCCCAAAGATGTTTAGAATGGCAGCCCTCGCAATGAATAGGGCAGCCACTAAAACTTATTGCTAGAGAAATTTCATTAGGAACCTCTGCAAAAACCTCTTTTATATCTACATATCTAAGCATAGACTAAAGCTTTCCGTAAACTCTCTTACCAGCCTCTATTTGTCTGTCTCCACCAAACGCCTTGATAGGTCTGAGATATCCAATAACTCTAGTATACTGAGTTATATTTTCACTACCGCAGCACGGACAAACATTAATAGGAGCTTTTACAATATGTCCACAATCCTCACATTTACTGTTAGGAATATTGAAAGTAAAATAGTTTGTACCTTCCTGAATTGCAAAATCCATAAGCTTAAGATATTGCTCTTTACTTAGATGGTCTTCAAGATTACAATGAAGTGCGGAACCGCCGTCTGTATACTGATAAGTCTTTCTTCCATGAAGAATAAACTTGTCAAGAACTGAAGTATCATCATGAGCATCGTAGAAATAACTGTTATATAAATTCTCATCTTCAGGAATTATATAACCATCCTCTTTATCCCATCGATAATTCTTACCTCCAAGGCCTTCGGCAGGTACTACTTCACTATTAAATATAAAAGGTCTCTTCTTATCATTTATAGAGTGATTTTTATTCTGCTCTTTAATAGTTCCAAGAATGAGTTGGAGGAACTCAAGGTACTTATCATTATTGCTAATATCCATACCAAGAAACTTAGCAGCTTCATTAAGACCATTAATACCAATAGTAGAATATAACTTGGCAATATAAATATAACCACCATTAGAGGCTGCAAACATTTTCTTATCTTCTTGTTCATAAAGCATTGTTTTATAGGCAATGTGATACTTATAGACTCTTTCAAGAATATCTATTAAATATTCTTTCAGTCCTGTATATTTTGGAACATTAACAGTCTTATCAAGAATACCGTTATTATCTTCAATAGTCTTAGCCTTTTGTCTCGCCCAATCCTGAACTATTCTATTGATATTAAGAGTAATGACATTACAACTACCTGTCATAACACCTGTAAGACCTGAGGTAGGATTAAATGTATTCTCCCCTAACTCATTCTTAAGTCTACAACAGCTTGCTAAACTATCTGCACTATCACTAATATAGGTAAAGAAACTATGTCCTTCAGCATACATTTCCGCAGTAAACTGCTTGTAGCTTTTATCTATAATATCTTTACCATCATGTACCATAGCCATTGTTTCGACGGGAAAGGTCAACACTTGCTTAAGTCTGAGCTTGTTAAACCACTTCATAAACAGTCTTTGAAGACAATCAATAGCTTCCCATTCTGGTTGAGTGTTATCTGGATAATAGAAATTACCAAATAAACTCTCAAAATAGGTATGGTCATAGTAGCTTACATTAGTAAAAGGAGATTGGTAACTACGGTTACCAGCAGGTTGGTTAATACCCCAAACAAATTGCTTAAATGCTTTGTAGATATTATCTCTCACAGTCTTATGTTCTGCACATACAGAAGAGGTAGTAATCTCATCAAGCTTTTCGTACCATTTAGAGCCAAACTCTTTCACTATATAATAGTTAAGAGCAATGAAATACTCTCCAAATGCCACTGCTCCTTTACATTGTGAAGATAATAAGAAGGTAAGATTAGTAATTTGACCACTAAAAGACTGCAAATCATTAGGAGGTCCCGGAGTTACTCCATCAATATTACCTACTCCACTAGTAAGTAGAGGATATAGACTTACAGCCATACAATACTGTTTAAGTACTGGAGTACTAGCCTCATCATGAGTATAAATAATATGATGATTAAGGTCCTCTTCATACTGCTTGGCTACCTCCGGAAATAACTCATTAAGCTTGTCTTTCATCCTAGCTCTTTGAATAATTCTATTGGTAGTCTTATATACCTCTCCTTCAAGATTAGCACAATTCTTCATAGTGACATTTGCATTAGCGTCTGTCTCTGATGAAGATGCTGCGTTTATATCTGGATTAGCATACTTCTCCATATAAGCAATTCTCTCACGAATAAATCTAGCCTCGTTGTGCTTATATCTATAAGTAATGAATGCTTTTGCAGTTTTAAGATTTCCGGCCTTCATAATACCCTTCTCAACTAAGTCTTGGATATCTTCAACTGCTAATTGTTCAATATCTATTGAAGAGAGTTCAGCTCTAACTTCTGCTAAGCTAGCTTCCACTTCCTCAGTAGAGTTCTCTACTTGAGTAGAAGCATGAGCCTTTCGGACAGCATCGTAGATTTTATCTATATTAAAGTCTACAACTTCTCCAGTTCTTTTTATAACTTGTTTAACCATAGTGTAATATCATTAGTAGTATCTGCATAAATATCTACAGGGACTATAGGTCTGGAAGAGAGATAATAAGAAAGACGTTGGCCCAGCTTAAATGGGTCCTCAAGTTCAATCTGCTTCTGCTTTCCATAAACCAAAGTACCTGTCTTTTGAGTATCAGGATATTTCCAAGTAAGAGGAACAAGAGTCTTCTTATTTACTACAGCAAAGGTATAATCAGCTAAAGTATAGTCCTTAAACTGCTCATCCATATCCATATTAGCTCTAATAATACGCCAATAGAGTCTAGCTTGAATGTCATACCTCCACTGCTTAAAGCTCTCATAAAAATCCCACTCAGCATGAGAAGAAGTCTTCAAGTCTATAGGATAAACTATCTTATTCTCATGGTCAGTAATGATAAGGTCAGCCATACACCTATAATCGATACCTTCAAGAGTAGCCTTAAACTTAAGCTGATACTCATGTATAAGGTTACTATCAGGTGCAAAAAGTAGTTGAGTAGCAGGGCTAGTTCTAAGAGCTTGTACAGTCCTCTCAATCAAATCCATAGTAGTAGTATCTATCAGAGTTTTGCCAATAGACCTACGAAGCATAGAATAATACTCACAGCCTTCTACTCTAATCTTTTCAGCTCTAGTTTCTGGCTTCCAGTTGAGCTGAAATGAAGCCATTTCAGTGATAGATATGATGTAGGAGCTTGGTATGTCTGCAAGGTCTTCATAAGAGTCTCCATAAGTATCAAACAAAGACTTTACAATACTCTTAATAGACTCTTTAATAGGAGGAAAGTCTGCTACAATAAAATGCTGTTCAAACTCCTCCTGACCCCCAGTAATAATTGCATCTACTGCACTACCAAAAGTTAAGCTAGGAGACTCCACACTCTCGAACAAAGTTTCAAGATTATTGAATCCTTCTCTAGCAAATCTAGCAAGAGTACTATAACTAAGTGCAGAATCTGCTCTGTACTCAGGTTCAGTAACTTGCCAACTTATTTCAGCTAAGTTCTTCATGTATAGTAATCTCGGTTATTTTAGCTTGAAGAATGTGTAGATTATTTAAGTCTGAATCTAAATAAGCTTCAGGCTTCTTTTCTATTCTTCTGATAGCTAGGTTAACAATATGTTCTAATTCTGAAAAGTCTCTACTTTCTAATGCCTTGAAAGCACTTGGTATATCTTTCTCTGGTAAATTAGGAATAAGACTCCTCAAATCAGAAATCGGTTTACTTTCTTTCTTCACAATATCAATTGCTTTTAGTAGTTCCTTAATAGTCCTAACCTCAAAGAACATTACAGGCTCTTTGTAGGTTTCTAATAGTTTCCTAAACATATTTCTCTTTACAGGGTATACATCATTAGGAAATCCTTTGACTTCCACAATAACGAAATAACCATTAAGATGAAATGTAAAGTCCGGAGTATAAGTAATAGAGTCTAAAGGTTTACTGTTCAGACAAAACTCCGTATTCTTCATACTCTTTCTAGTATAAAACACTACGGTAGGACGAACTACGGGACTAAGTGTAAAAGTAACGCCCTCATATTCAGGAGTTATCCCAAGTTTTAAGAGGGCGTTATATATTGTTTTCTCTGAAGAAGACTTAAATGCTATACCATTAGACTGTGTAGGAGTAGCATTAAGTATCTTCTTATTCATTGATGAAAGGTTTATATAAGTCAGCAGCTGCGTTAGCCTTCTCTAAAGAGTCAAAGCCTGGAACACCCAGTTTTTCACAGCATTTAGTCTCTAAGACAAGACCATTCTTCCTTCCAACAAAATAACCTTTTCCTGTAATCTTATGTCCTTGATTAATCTTATCAGCAATAGCTTCCAGCATAACCATCGAGTGAGCCTCAGGAGACACAGAATAAAGGACATTGAGAAACTCAACAATAGACTCAAGAGAACAATTGTTCTTCCTAGCGAGTCTTCTTAATACGGGCTTATATATAGCCATAGCTTTCTCAATTGAATCTTCTTTAGAATACACAATCCCTCTTTCGAGGAGTTGCTTAAGAGAAGCTTGAGTTACTTCTACCTTATTGATAGTAGTAACTCCCATTCCAAATGGGGTCTTCATAGGAATGGCAATGTCAATTACATCACCGACCTTCACTTCTTGGTCAGTGTCTTTCAAAAAGAATTTTACCATGTTAATTAGTTTTTATTATTCAGTACACCAATATATAGGAGTACCATACATTCCAATTAGAAATTTATTAATATCCACAAACAACTTTGGGTCTAGCTCTTCATTAGTCCTAGCATAGTAAGCAGGATGCTTTACTTTGATGATATTACTAGTATATTTACTTAGATACGGAATAAAAGACTGAGCTTGTTCTCCGAAAAGAACATAAAGCATCCCAGTCTCTGTCCTACTAAGCTCATATAGGAATTTAGAGATAAATGTTCTCCAAATTACAGTATGACTGCCAATATGTCCAACCTCACAAGTGAGAGCCGAATTAAGTAGTAATATACCTTGTCTTGCCCAAGATTCTAAAGTAACATCAAAGTATGGAAAAGGCATTGTGTCCTGATTAGTCTTCAGGACACTAGCCTTTATAATTTCTAATGACGGGGACAATATTTTAGTGTCAGATTTATTACCAAACAACACTCCAGTAGCTACTTCCTTTTGTGGGTAAGGGTCTTGACCTAAGAATACTACCTTACAATCGTGCCTAGAACATAGAGTAAATGCTTTAAATATATCTTTATACTCCGGAGTAACACTCTTTGTTTTGTATAACAGATTAATTCTGGCTATTACTTTATTAAGTTCCTGCTTGTCTAGTACTCCTAGCCAATCTCCAAAGTATTCCTCTATAGTCATAACTGTACATTCTGTAATAAGTCAATAAAGGACTTTCTGGAAGTGTTGACAGTTGGAATACTGGTAGTAGTTATAATTGAGTCTAGACTCTGTACTACTATTTCTACCTTCAAAGGATCTGCAAGACCATACATAAAACTATTGATATTACGAGGCACAATCATGTTTTCAGCATAACAAGGAATCACTTGTTTTAGGATAGTCTTTTCTAATATATTGTCCGAAGAGAATACTTTGTAGTCTAGAAAAAGTTTAGCTTTTTTAGGAAAGAATCCAGTATAGTTGCCTCCTTCTATAACTCTAGTTTCTTTTGCTAATTCCAGCATAGCTAAAATAAGAGGATGAAATTGTTCGTCTAGAATCATACCTTTTGTTCCATAATATGAATTTCCTTTAGATGTAGTCACCTTCTGAAAATTAAGAGTTTCAAGAGACAAATCTTCTATTATGGTACTAGCATTTCTTCTAATAAAAGTTGAAGCTTCAGGATGTTGAACGATAGGCCATACAATAGTGTCATATCCTTCTTCCTTTCTGCGGAGTGCTATACGGGCAATAGCTGCCGGAACTGTTATTACGTCTCCTGAAATATCAAATGTAGCAAACTTAGACAATGAAGAAGACTCATAATTAAGTATATTAATACTAAAATCTCTGCTTGTGAATATGGTATTAATAAAATAAAGAATATTCATCAGTATATCTTATGCTGCATATTGTTGCCGTTATAGGTAATTTTGAAAGGAAGCTCTCTAATAGGACATCCAGCTACCTCATTAGCAACAAAGTTAGTAAATGAATTAACTATAAAACCTCCTATAAGATTGGCCATATAAGAGGTCTGTTTATAACTACACAAAGTTTCGTCTGCCTCTTCATCAGAAAAGAGAGTTCCTTCATACATAGTAATAGCTTCTGCATCATCACCCGAGATACTATATACCTCAAGATATTCAGCACTGAGTCTGCCATCAATGAATAGACAATGCTTTCTTTCGTTTATAGCTTTTGCTACTACGTGGTTCTTCCAAGAAGTAAAGAAAATCTTTCTAGCAGCCATACTATCAAATCCGCAAATCATAATATCAGCAGCTTCACTCTCTGAAGTAAACTTCTGAGAAATACCAAAGACACTGTTGAATGACGCATAAGTTTGAATAGTGGAAACAATAGCATCTACTTTATTTCTACCTACATCGTTAATTCCATAAAGCTGACCGGACATATTAGCAGACTCAACAGTGTCATCATCATAAATAACGATGTTGGTAGGCTGTACTCTAGCTAGAAGAAGACAGGTCCAACTGCCAATACCTCCTACACCGGCAAGAATGATAGTCTTTTTTCTTATCTCCTCAAACCAAGTAGCTCCACTGAATCTGGAGGTATGTTCAATAACTTTAAGAGATTCTGAGTTGGTAGGGATGGAAGATTTAGAATTGATAATATCATTAAGTTCTTCTTCTGTTAATTCACTTCCCGGTAAATCAGTGGGAACAGCCTTTCCATTACAAATAGTCATCATAACTCTGGACTGCTCCTCATTTAAGAAATATACTTTATCAGATTCTCCTTCAGACTTCAAAGCTATATAAGAGTGTATTCCCTCAGCAAAGCCCATAATACACCCATAAGCTCTAAGCTTGATATATGGATTATTTAGGACAGAAACCCTGACTCTATTAAATATTGTCATAAGTGCCTTAAACATACCGGCACTAAGATGTATCATATAATCTGGATTAGACTGTAATGCTTTGGCAACATAGTACGGTACTCCGCCAGAAATTCTTTGAAACTCTTCGGGAATTACATACTCATTATTATATGTATTTACAGCTACTTCAAGCTCGTCTCTGTCTAAAACAGACAGACTAATTAAGGGTAACGGAGTCATAATTTACAGGTAAATAACTTTTTAATGTTTCAATTATAAGGTCTTTTACTGCACTATCTGGCAGTAACTCTAAATTAGAGATAAGGTCATAGGCATACAGACGAGTAAACTCATCAGTCTCCTCAAACTCATAGTCTGCAATGTTATACTTAGCAGCAATAGAGTTTTCAAACTCTTCGTCTACTGAGAAGGTAAGTAACTGGTCTGCCAAACATTGAATCCAGTTCTGAATTCTAAACTCTGCATAAGAATCAGTAAGAAAATTACCAAACCTCTGTTCATACAGTCTGTCAAGCTTGTTGACCCAAGTGTTAAGATTAATGGTTTCTGGGTTTGCAAATAAGCATCCACAAAGAAGTTGACAAGACAGGCTATTAATAATCTTATCAGGTACTTTCTCAGTCATATAAAGGCATAGACCTTCAAAAGGACTTCCAGTACCATCATAAAATGCCTCGTCTTCTTGAGGTGCAGCAATTTCTACCTTCTTTTCTTCCTCAAGACCCGGAAGATATAATTGCCTACTTTCCGCAGGAGATTCGGTCTTGAGAGGAGTAATATTAGCTGGCCTACTAGAGGGATAGTTAACACCTCCTTGATTTTGATAGGAGTAGAAAGGTCTTTTATTTCTTTTAATCTCCCTAAGTCTTTCATCAATTTCTGCAAAGGGCTCAGTATAAGGCTCCTTATGAATATTAAGTTCAAAGTATTCAATAACAGACTCCTCCTTAACCTCCTGTATATCCTTCTCCTCAGAAGTAGACTTAAGAATGATAGTCCTACCTCCATAAGTATCATACTGAGAAGTAGTAGTACAGATTACATGAGCATCTGCAACAATCTTAGAAGAAAGCTTTCTAGTAATACGAGCAACATAATTACCGGCATTACATACTACTAAAGAAAGGAAATGCTTTAAGTCAGAACCCTCATCAATAAGAGTATTGTCGTCAGTACCACTGAAAAAGGCTGACATATTATTGTGAGAGTGGATAAGAGCTTCATAAATACCTTCCCCAAGAAGATTATGCTCAATTCTATAAGAAAGAATATCAGAAGTGTCTTTAAACTCAGTATATCCAGAAGTTCCAATATCCATAACACAGATATCAAGACAAGTAGCTTTAAAAGTTCCTTCATCTAAAGAACCCTCTGCCTTGTAAAAGAGAGTCCCAGACCACTCAACATCGTGTATAGAATTACAAAGATGTCTTATAATGGCCTCTACATTTTCAGGTATAATAAGGTCAAATGATGAAGGGTTTTTGACCAGTTTCAACCGTTGTGTTTGTTGTTGTTTTTGATTCATAGTAATTTAATGCTTTATTGAGTTTATTGATAATATATTTAAAGGCAGAAGGCCTAAGTAGAGTGGATTCATTAGCCTCGTCTAAAGTAGTTCCTAAATTAGGAATAATGCGAAGATGTACTGTATTTCCTTTAAAGACAAATAAGGGATAACCATCAATATCGGAATAATCAGTATTGTTAGATACTTTCGCGTATACTTTATTATTGAATATATAGCACTTGTGAAGAAAGTTCTTATATAGCCAACTTAAGAACTCTTGCATATTTCCTAGCCTAATCTGTTGGTTATTCCATTCTATAAAAGCATTGCTTATGGTTACAATATTTTCAATACTAGGAAAGATTGTATAACTTCCGTTAGTAAAGGTTATAGAACAATCTAATACTGTCTTATAATAAGAAAGGAAGTTGTCTAAAACAGCACATTCGTAACGATAATTAGTATTGTTAGTTGTATGAGCAGATAAAGAATAATCAACAACACTGCCGTCAGAAGAGCCTACTGTTTCTAGCCTGATATAAGGAGTCCCAGCTATAGATTCAATGGTAACATACTTAGATAATTCGTAAGCAAACAATCCCCAAAGGTCACTATCGTAGGAAACTCTTAAGTTACGCTGGGTAGTTTTGATTGGGCCTATTCCAAGACAAGGAGTTTCCCAAACCTTAATATTACCTCTCCTAACTGAAGGAAGATGGGAATGGCTATATCCTGCTATAAACTGAGCCTGAGTATAAGTCGCTTTAATCATTTCAAAACCACTAGCTACTGTACCCGTACTATATAGTCTGAATCTTACATATAAGTCCCTAATAATTATACTTTTATCATATTCATTAGTAACAGTTACTTCTGGAAAATGGATAATTATCATAGACACGATGTTTTGTAGTTTTTTAAGGTATTCTACAAAATTTTGGTCTATAAGTACCTGAAGGGCGGCTGCTGAATTTGAATCATCGGAAAAGCCACTTGGTGTATTAGCCACTCCAGTTGGTTGCATAATTGGATATAAGACACTCCAATTATTAGCTATATACAGTAGGATAGTTTCAGAAAAATCAGTTTCATTAGGAAGAATTAACTCTACATTAGGAGCCCCAAACTGGTCTTCCATAATTCTACAAACCTCCTTAGGTTTATCGAAGAATGCAGAGTATACTTCTTGTATTTTGTTGTTTAATTCTTCATTCATAGCAATAAAAAAAAATAGGACAGAAGTATTACTACTCCTGTCCTTGTATTAACTTGGGTAACTATTACATTCCTTTGAAGAGGTCATTTGCCTCAGCATAAGACATCTTCTTAGCAGGAGCCTCTACAGCAGGGGTTTCTCCCTTAAGTATAGAGTCCATCTCAAGTATGTTAATAACACCCTTGGTAACGAGGAGATTGATAAGAGCAATATTAATAGAATCGCAGTCGCAAGCTTTAGCAACCTGTGCAGGAGATTTCTCTACAGGAGCCTCTTTCTTCTTAGCACCTGCCGTTTTCATGTGATTATCTACGAATTTCTGAAGGTCTGCAGTACCACACTGGGTAAAGTTACGACCATATTTCTTCTTAACATCCTCACCAAGGTTGTTTGCCTTGATATAGTTGTAGAGCTCAGCTCTAGCCATAGCACCACTACGAACCTGCTTGTTAGTCTTAGTAAGACGGAACACAAGATTATTGGTGATAGTTCCTCTATAAGGAACATTAGTAGGCAGAGGAGCTGCATCATCACGGAATTCTACCCTGGAAATACCTTCCTGAATAGACTTACCATCAGGGTTAATACCATGCTGACGAATTTCAGCCTTAAGCTCAGCAACATTATTTGCATGACTCTCAAAGGTTACACTCTTCTGAGTCTCAGTGTCAATTACGGTGAAAGTTTTTACGTTCTCTGACATTTTTTCTTGTTTTTAGTTATTAAACCGTTTCATATTAATTAAAATGGGCAGTTCTCATCTACTTTTTTTTGCTCAAAAAGGCTATTGATAATAGTGATAAAGGCATCTTTGCCTTTAGATTTCATCAAGTCACTGACATCTTTACCTCCCTCAAATTGTGGGAGTATTAAATTAATGAAACCTGTAGATTCGGATAATCTTTTACTATCCTCAAGTCCAGCTTTATCATTGTCAAAGAGGATGTACACTTGTTTGTACCTCCTCTTTAACTCTGATATAGCGGAATCACTCATCCCATAGCCTTCACCTTGTAGGCTTATAGCTGGAATACCGGTATTTGCCCAAAAGCATAAAGCATCTTTTAGTGAAGAGCAGATGACAATTTTATCGCCGGTTTTTGGAACTTTTGTCCATAGGCTAATCACACTTCTGTCGTGTTTATTAGCCCATTTCTTACCAACCTTATTAAAAGGTTGGTAAATTTTTAAAGTAACTCTTCCTTCTTTATGTTCAACAAAGGCATAAGCATATTTGTCAGCTCCATAAACAATTCTCTTACCTTCAGTAAGAACAATCTTATGAGATATAGGATAAACCTCGGCATATTTTAGCCACTCGAGACTTATACCAAATGATTGCCAATATTCAATATCATAGTCACGCCATTCCCTCGTCTTGCATTCAAGCTGCGAGCCAGAACGACGAGTTAACTCTGATACTCCTTTTGGAAGTGTTATTGAGACTTTAGCTTCTTTGTCTACCTTAATAAGGTCCTTATGTATTCTTACTAGAACCTCACTATAAGAACAATTCCACAGTTCAGAGAGAAGATCATAAAGACCTCCTTTCTTTCCTGTAGCAAAGTCCATAAAGTAGATTCGTACCCCATCTTGAGAATGAAGACCAAAAGAAGGCTTCTTATCTTCTCTAAGCGGACTCTTAATGAAGCACGGAATTTCAGTTACTCCTAAATAAAAGCTTGCAAGAGCAGCATCTGAAACTTCTTTTTGTATATCTTCAAAAGATACCGATTTTCTTCCTTTGCTGACCATAGTTTATGTTAGTTTTACTTTAGTATGAAGGTTCTGAACCTCCCCAAGGGGTAGCAGCAGGTGCTTCGTTTGCAAATGAAGAGCTAGCAACTACATACTCATGCAACTCGTCACATTCAAACTCAGTAGTAGCAAGACCGCCATTTCCTTTAGTCTGGGCAATAGCCTCGTCAAGCTTACTATAGTCATTTACACTATTCTTGAGGAACTTCTTAGTATAGGCAGCCTGATATTGCTTACCTTCGTCATTAGTCTTAACACCAAAGGCAATCTTAACTTTGTTATCTGGCCGATAACCAAAGATTTCCTTAAGCTCAGACACATCACCTTTGAAATAATCGGCAATGTGCTCAAGACTTACTTGGCAGTTAACATCCAAGAATTCCTTAGTCTGAGATACAAACTTACCGTCTACCTTAGCCACAGTGCTAGGAATATTGAGGAAAGCAATGATTGCATTCACCAAATCTTCCTCACCATCATAGGTAGGTCTGTAATCTTTGTCAATATTGGCAGGGCCATTAGCATACTGAGGAATCTTATGACCCTCAAGCTCCTCGGGAGTAACCCAAGCAGTGCGACCATAGTTATCAATAACCTGAATCTTACCAGTATTTGAGCCTATCTTCTTCTGGTCTTTAAGGTAGAAAGAAACAGGAATGATGGCCTCAATAGGCTGATTGTTGTTATCCAGATACTTTGCAGGGTCTGGCTTAGCATAAAGGTCAATACGAATTTGCTTGATAGTATTGCCATTAACCTCGGTAGTGCCAGTATACTCTACATCATAGTCAATAGAGCGATTTCTAATCTTCTCAATCTCCTCTTTAGTAGGGTTAACTGCAAGAATATAGGAGGAACCTACACCAATGAATAGTTTTCTAGTAGCACCTTCAGTGCTCTGTTGTCCGCGACTTACTGCCATAGTTTACTCCTCCACAGGATTTTCGTTCATAACACCCTCAAGAATCTCAGTACCATCCTCGGGAGCCTCAACTATAGGAACAATAGTCTCGGGATAACGAAGCTCCCAAACAGTCTTGCGAATAGCCTTACCATCCTTGTCAACTTTACCGGTATCAAAGGTGCGCTTAACAATAAGCTCCTCTACACCATAGCCAGTCTCAATGCGTACCGGTGCATCATAGGCAGCAATTTTAGCATTGAGTACTTCGATTTCTCGCTCAATCTCAGCCTTCTGGGCCTCAAGTTTAGCCTTTTTGGTAATGTCAGGACCTGCATTCTGAGCAGTTCTCTTCAACTGAGCAACAAAGTTTCTTCCGAATTTTTTCTCGTTCATAATGTTAATAGTTTTAGCGGGGAATTCCCCAAGTTAATTAATTATTTATTGATAAATACTTGTGAAAGGTCTACTTTCACATTGTTTTCGTCGTCTGATGTGGCAACTACAAATTTCTTACCTCTGAGGTGCATAGGTCTTGCTTCTCTAATAGTACTATCTCCGCCTTCAAAGGAGATGATAGTATTCTTACCTTGACGATAAATGTAACCAATAGCATCAGCTTCACCACAAATAATATCGCCAAGCTTTCCAGCTAAGTCCACACTCATCTCATTCATCTCTTCGCCATTCTTTTGGATTTGTTTATCCTTCACATGGGCTACTAAGATAAGAGTTTCACAGTAAGGTTTAAGGCAATCAACCAATTCTCTTACTGCCTTGCGTAGGTACAAATAGCCGGCTCCATTAGGCAAAAGTCTTACATCTGCCTTAGGGTCTGGAATTGGTTTACCGTCAGGACCTTTTGCATTAATCATAGGATTTTTAGGGTCTTTCATCATACCCCAAGAAGCACCCATAGGAGTTGTAGTTCTGTCTTTATGTTCAATGTAGCTCGCAGGGCTACATCAGTTCTCTTATGAACTTCTATATATTACTATATAGAACTGACTATATCATAATCCTTTTAAGGATTCCCTCCACTTCCACCATCATTAGCTTATGGTGTACTCTACTCACTTCCATCTATATTAGATGTGCTTTCGATAGTCGATGAACTTTTATTAGTACAATGCTTTTCATATATAAGTTTAACGTGTTCCAGAAAGAGATTTAACGGAAATTTATTCTTCATTATATTGCATACTTTGCAACAAGCTACAACATTATCAATATCATAGCCTTTTGAGGAATCAATTCTGTCTATACCCTCAGCATGAGGTTTCCCACAATAATAACAATTACTGTGTAACAACTTTATACTCTCTTTCCAAGTAAGATTGAATGGTATTCCTCTTTCCTTAGCACCACTTTTAATACTCACTATTCTACTCACTATTCTAAGCTTGTCATGATGTGTCTCTTTATGTCTCTGTATAGTTTCCTGTATAGAGGAGTTTACATATCTTTTAGTAGTCAACTCTCTTTGCAAATCCCTTATACAATTGTTATAAGATTGAGGAGCAAGTTTGTTACTTAATCTGTCTTGTCTTACAGTAGTTATAGACTTACACCTACTGCATTCACAAACTGCTCTTATTTGTCCTCCTTCTCTTATTACATCTATACATTTGAGAACCCCATTAGTCACTCCTATATACCTTTCTTTAGATTTCTCTAATAAGTAGGAATCTTTACAGTGTTCACAATAATGTGTTGCATAAGGAACTGATGTAGTAAATCTGTCTAATCTGACCTCAGAATATTTACCACATTTAGAACAAAGACACTTAACGATAACACGTTTTTTATTCTCAGACACAGATATTATCTCTGTAATAGTAAGTACACCTTTAGTTAAACCAATATATTTCAAATAATTATACATAATACTTAGCTGCTGATTATCCTACAAATATACTAAATTTTTAGGACTTTCCAGCAATTCAAAGGGTTTTCAATACATATTACTATGTAAGGCTGCTAGGAAACTAACAGATGTGCTGCATAAGGAAGAGCCATTTCTTCCAATCTAGTAGCATTATCTATAGTAATAAACTGATAGGGAAACTTCTTCTCAGCATCCATCTTCTCTTTAAGTGCATCCCTAATAGCGAAGATGTCTGAGCTTTTCTTTGCAAGGACAGACATTACAGATAAAGCTCTGTAGCCATCCTCCAAGTCAATGATAAGGTTGTTATCAATGGCAGCCATAATAGTAGACTTGCCACTCTTAGGCTTACCAAACAATACCATCAACTTAGGATTGTATTGCTGTGCCTCACGTCTTTTAGTAGGAAGTTCTATACTCATTTAATTTAAAGGGTTTTAACGTAATTATAAACTTTTTCCATCTCAGATACTTGCCCAGGTTTAGGCATTTCTGCCCAAGTACATGATGCTCCATCAAAGAATAGACCAATAATTCCTCCAACCTCTCCATCTCTATTTACTAACACTTCAATAGTTCTAAAATGGTCTCTGAGTTTCTTGATATCATAGCCTATTCCATGTTCATCCGCAAGATATGTATCTAAACCAAACTTGAAAGGACTGAATATTCCTATTACTATATTGGCATCATGTGCAGTATACTTACTATCTCCAAGTCCGGCAGTACTAGGTCTAGTTCTATTGAACTTAACACTATCCACTGATTCATTATCAGTATTCTGCTGTTGGATAACTACAGGAGACATTCCATATCTATTTCTAAGAGTAATAAAATACTCACTAAGTTTATCTATGGACTGTTTCTTGTTATAGTTTCTCTCTAACTGAATAAGATTAATAGTATCTGCTACACAAAGAACATACTCGTTAGGATTATCTGGAGTATAAGAAGCAAAAGACTTTGCTTCTTTTACTGTACCATCATAATCTGTGTACTTAGTAGGTTTAGTCTGAATTGTACCATGATCTACAGCATACTGCTTACAGAACTTATATATTCCTGTAGGATTAGTTTCAGTAGCAAAGATTACATGGTTCTCGAAGTATTCTACTATCTTTACAAACTCCTCCTCTTCTAAGATGCCGAGAACATCGTCACTTAATGGCTTGTTGTTATCAGAACTGCGTAAATCAGAAGGACTGATTCTTATGTTCTTACTTCGCATTAGTAGCCAAGAATGGAACCTAGTCATAATACGCTGAGGAGTCTCTTCTAAAGGAAAGTAAAGTACTTTCAAAGAAACGCCTGTTTTAGCTTCATTATAGTAACAGTATAGTATAGCATCAAAGATTAGGTGACTAACTAATTGAGTCTTACCGCCTTTAGTATAAGATGTGAAGATATAATAGGTGCTCTTCTCCCAACCAAGAAAGTCTTTTGAGAATCTTTTGAAGGGGGAGGGGATAGTATTAATACTTCCATCTAAAAGTCTCTGTCTTCTCTCCTTAAGAGAGATTATAGTTTCTTCTCTTAGGCTCATCGCAAAGTCTCCATCCAATTAGTATTAACAGTAGTTTCTTCTTCATTTTGAAGATAAGAAAGGAATTGAGAGGATTCTTCTCCAGTATACTTGTCTAGCTTTAGGAGAAAATATTTAAGAACCTGCATATATTGATAGTCTCCATTAAAAGAATTGACATACTTTCTAGTAGCCTCAACAGCTTCTTCTTCAGTGAAGTGTATATCAAACTTCTTAACAATAGCTTTGAGTCTTTTTGCTATTATTTGAGTACTATCTCTCCACATACAGTTAGTACCATTCTTTCGTCCTTTTGGATATAGTTCTCTTAGTTTGTCTGCTATCCTAGTAAAGTCATCTTCTTGATTTTCATTAGTAGGAAACTCACTATTAAGAACCACAGTCTCTACTTGTTCTATTCCTCTATCTGTAAGTCTTAGATTAATAGGTTGATTGAGTAAATCAAACCCATCATACTCGACAAAACCTCTCTTACATACATCTTCAAAAGTGTCTGGGGTTATAGTATCTTTTAAATAAAGGGCTAATATGAAAAGTAAAGTACTGATTGGGAGTTTTTCTTTTTTGATTTCTTCCGGATCAATACAATACTTCATATTATAACTCCTTTAAACTTCTAAATGTTTCAGACTTCCAAGTATGAAGCACATAATCCGCTCCATTTAATTCCTCCTCAAGACCTTGTTTTGCTGCACTGATAATAGTTCTGGCAATAACACAGGCCTGAGAAATGTTTCGAGCCTTAGCTGCCTTTCTTCCAAGCTTGTGATTATACTCATCACCTTCACTGCATTTAGCAATACTGGTAACACAGAAGATAAAGGCAGGATGCTCACGATTGAAGTTAAATTCAACATGAGCATTAGGGAAAGCCCGCATGGCTTTCTCTACTTTTTTAACTACGACCTCACAAATAGGAACGCTAGTGACTTTCCTCCAAGGGAAAGCATACTGAGCGTTCATAATTGTAAGACCTTCTTCCTCCTTGTGAATAAACCTAGGCTCTCTGGTCTTCTCTAGGATTTCAGTTCTTTTCTTGTAGATACTCATAGAGTTAGTTGAGATAAGTTAGTGATAGTTTTGACTAGTTCCGGGTTATAGTCCTCCAGCATCTTTTGGACTAATTCTTCCTCACGAGTACCTACATAGTAAGGAATAATCAAGACAGGATTCTTATGTCTAAGAAGTCTTCCTAACTTTTGGGTAATCATTCTTTCAGAGCTATTCAAAACGGCGTATACTCCAACTCTACAGTTGGCAAGGTTCATACCCTCATCAAGCATATTGCAGGCAGTGATGTGGTCAACCTTGCCAGTATTAAACTTCTCAAGATTCTCACTAGAAGCCTTGTTCTTACTGTTTATGCAGTACTTACCAAGGACTTCTGTCTGAGGAATACCATTACAGAAAGTAAGAGTTCGTTGGTCTTTAAGGATAGAACAAAGAAGACGGCGAACATACTCAGTCTTTTGTTCACTGAGCCATTTAAGCCTATCTCCGCTAGCCTTTAAGAACTTGTTTTTGAAAATCTCACTAAACATCTTCTTCTTATACCAATTAATCATAGCAGTCATATCATCATAATATTGCTGTTGAGTGCAGGTAATGACAACACGCTTGTTTTTGACTTTGGCATAATCAAACTTCCTTTCAAAGGGAATACGAATCTCAGTTTTCTGTGATTTATTCTTCACAATCTCACAGTTGGGAATCTTATTATCCAAATGTAAAGGAATTAAGAAGACTTTAGGGTCAGGTAAGACTTCATTTTGAATAGCAGATTTGGTTGATACTTTGATTGTGCACAGACTAGGGAATAGTCTAGGAAGTTCATACTTCATATCTCTACTAACAGTAGCAGATAGAAGTATGCTATTAGAGATTCTAAAGTCCTCCAAGGCTTCCTTACATCTGTCACTGAGGTGATGAGCCTCATCAAATATAACCATATCCCAGATACTTGCCTTCTTAGGAAAGGATACATAGGTTACAAAGTCTGTAAAGTTAAGATATTCTCCATATCCCCACTTCTTAAACTCCTCTCTCCAGTTATCCATAAGCAAAAGCCTAGGAACAACTACAAGAATCTTAGTACCTAATTTAGGTTCTACTACTTTAGCCATTCTGTCTAAGGCTATCTTACTTTTACCAAAAGATGTTGGCAATTCACAAAGAATATTTCTACTCTTTATAGAGAGTACTTGCTCTCTAATCTGGTCTCTATTCATTGATTGTGCGTCTTATTGATTCTACTTTCTTGTAATAGTCGGGGTCATCTGCATAATGATGTCTTTTAAGGAACTCATAATAATCTTCCTCAGGATTTGTATATTTATCCGAGAAGCACTTCTTATAAAGTTCAACACTCTTAACCCAATGACCAAAAGATATATATCTTCCAGCCCTCGAGTCGTAAAGACCAAAGAGATTGTTCCCTTGAGTACAGTTTTTAGAGTTGAAATGTCCGGTCTCTAGGATTGCTTGAGCATATACAATATCCTTATGAGGAATATCATAATATTCTAAAGCATCCATAAGACCTTCTTTAGGTGTCTGTGTAAAGAACCAAGGGCTTTCTAGCTCTACTATTATATTTTCTTCCTGTATATTCTCTTCTAGTGTACTCACTCTACTAGTAACGGATATAAGGGGAATTATAAATGCTAAAGCATATATAGCACAGCCTAGAACTCCTAAGATTTCTTTTTTTATAGAATTCATAACATAACAAAAGTCCTCTAGTTAAGCAATAGACATAACGAGGACTGTTTATCATGCCTAGTTAGTTTCCTTAGATTTGGGAGTGAAGATTTCCTCAAGTCTTTCTTTAATCATCTCTTCAGTCTTCCACCAGAAACAAGTTGAATCATAGTTACCGAAGATAATGACTCTCTTACCCAAAAGCTCGTCAGTAATCTTCTGAGCAGCATGTATATTTTCAAAGTGCTTGAAGAATACTCTTGCTGCATAAAGAGCATCGTCACTAGAAAGAATTACACCAAAACAGCTACCTTCGTTTCCTCCGTCAATAATCCAAGCGCTATCATCAAAGATAGTAGGATTAGTGCGATACTTATAAAGTGCTTCCTTAATAGCGCACTCTGCTGATTCTTCATAACGCTTGCATTGAGCGTCACTACTAAACTCAGTACCATCAGATGCTACAAAGATAGTAGTAGTACTTGTGATTTGTTTCTGTATTTTTTCCATATTGTTAAGTATAAAAAGTTTCAAAGAAAAGGAAAGGCTTCGAGCGACATTATCTCTACTTTATTCGTACTATATTAATTAGAATCTCTCTAAAAAATACTACGAAGACCGGTATCAAGCTTCTTTCCTTAGTACTCTGGGTGAGACTCGAACTCACAAGCTTTTGGCACTGGAGCTTAAAACCAGCGTGTATACCAATTCCACCACCAGAGCAACTATTTACTTCTTTATTTCCCAAAACATATTGCATCTAAGTACAATAGGTTTTGTGGCTACGGCAATGTAGGGAAGTCTCAGTTCTATTGCTTCTAGATATGCCTTATATCTATAGCATTTCTCTCTCTTCCTACAATGCTTACCTTCACAATGTGTTATATCGTGTTGCATAATAATAAAAGGGCCCTCCAATAATATAGAGAGCCCGGCTTTTAAAGAAAATGAAAGAACGATGTTACAAAACATTTTGTGGTCCCTGTAGGATTTGAACCTACAATCTTTTGATTATGAGTCAATTGCGTTAACCAATTGCGCCAAGGGACCATAGGCTCCATTATAAATAACAGAGCCTTGCGTATGAGTAATTAACCAGTTTATAAGTTCTCGAAGTGAGATACGAAAGAATCGATAAGCTCTTCGACAGTAGCATCAAGACCAATAGTAGACAGAGTAATATCTTCTACTAGGTCACTACTATGATAATGCTTTCTCTTAAGTCCTATAGAATTGAGGATTCTTCCTTCCATAATATTCTCTACAGAAGGAACTGAAATATAAAAACCATCCTTCTTAAGGTCTTCACAATTCTTGTGAAATGCTTCTATTTTCTTCTTGAACCTCTTATCCTCCGCAGTGAGCTTATAAGATTTAAGAGCCTCTTCTATTCTTGCATCAGTATTGGCATTGAGCTTAGCAGCTATTTTGCTGGCTAATGCCTGTATTTGCGGTTTAGTAAGTTTCATTGTTCTGATTGTTGATTAGATGAATAAAAGGGGAGGAGATAGTTATCCCCTTCCATAGCCTAAGCAAGACTGCTAATCGTCCAGTACGGTGTACTCTGACAGAACACCTCCAAGGGCACGGCAAGTCTGATTAAGGTGCCATTCCAACCTAGCGGTTCTATCCATAGCAAGCCAAGCTCTCTTATCTTTGGTGATATAGGGTTTAGCAGGCTGGAAGTTCTGCGGGGCACGGAAATCGTAAGGACATTCTGTGGAGGTAAAGTAGTTATAACACTCAGTACTGAGGTTCATTCTCCTAGTAGCCGGTTTACACTTGCGTGTATACACGGCTATAGTTTCTACATTACCCTCAATCTCAACAAAACTGCGGTCAGTCTTCAAAGGATTAGCCTCTTTGACTGTTACATATACAGGATTCCCGGACTTATCAAGGATAGGTTTACCTGCATTACGACCTTTCTTACTGAGAAGAGGTTTACGAACTTTACGGGAGCATTCTTGCTCACTCATCATGGTCCTTCCTGGAAGGTGCATGACAAGATTTATTTTTATTTCAGACATGATAAAAAGATGTTTCAAAGAAAAGGCAGTACTATAAAAGTACTGCCTGCCAACAATACGCAATGCAACACAGTAGAGCGGGGGAGATTGGATTTGAACCAATGATCTTTTCATTATCAGTGAAATGCTTTAACCTTGAAGTAACTCACATCAAGCACCACTAGTTTTAGGGAACATTTGATGGAGTATGATTCTATTTAGCTACTCCCCCATAATGATTGTTGGATTTGTGCGGAGACCTAGAATCGAACTAGGGACACAAGTTATGAAATTATGAAGTATCTCTCAGATTCGCCACTAATGCATGATAGGGTATTATCTCTAAGAGTGTATAAACACTTTGCTCTACCAACTGAGCTATCTCCGCAGTTTGTGGCCCACTGCTTCCTAGTGAGCCACTGGCAATGTCAGGATTGAAATCGAGCTATCATCACGATAGTTAGGTAAAGACTACTAATCGTATCAGCATACACATCAGACCTTATTAACTCCCCTCTAAGGTCAATTGTCCGATTGTAGTCTGTATATTATTACTCGTCAAACATATTATCAAGGCCTTCATAGCCTGAAATGAATGACAAGAAGTGTTCAGAGAAACCCGAGATTTCAGCAGTCCATACACCTTTATAGTTGATTCCTCTTTTATTGCAGGAAACATCAACAATATAGTTGTATTTACCAAACGGTTTTGGAAGAACTTTGTTATATCTGTCACAATCCTGTGAATCAGAGAAGACTATGATTCTATCAAAGTCTCCTACAAAATTCTCTCTACACCATTCTAGGCACTGTCTTGTGAAGATTCCTCCTCCACCCACTATTTTATTAGTGGCTTTGATTTGGTTTATAATTGAAAATCCTTTACTAGGATAATCAATCTTAGTAGTAGCATGAGTATAACGATAATCGTTACCCGCAGTACATACCAATTCAAAATCTTCACACTGATTAGCAGCTAACATAGCCATAGCACAAGCATGGTCAAGCCTAGTATAGTTGGACTTACTACTAACTCCGCTACACATAGAGCCGGATACATCTACTATGAACAAAGTTCTACCAGTTAACTTAGGCAGATGACTATAGGACTCCAACATAGCGTCTTCAATCTGACGCTCAAACTCTGGATTATTATCTCTTGCCTGCAAGAAGTTAAGAGGTAATAACATCGAAGAGTTTAAGTTTGTGAATCCTAAGTCAATTACTTTCTTGTCCACACTAGCTTGTCTCATATTTCTAAGGTTCCTTAGGAAAGCTAAGCCTCCTATTTTTTCCTCAGTAATGAGTTTAGTCCAAGTTTCTTTCTTATCTCCTCCAGACGATAACATAGTTTCCCATGTTTCGGGAGTAGCAAGAGTTCTTGAAGCAACCTTGTTGAACAGAGTAGTTTCATACTGATTCCTAGGTTTAGGATGAGTAAGGAACATTACATCTCTAAGTTTAATAGGAGCATCTCTGTCATACTTTGCGAGCTTATATTTGTTAAAGTTATGGAATGCTTCAGCAAGACCAAGCTTGGCTTGTTTAGCTATAGGTTTTCTACCGTCCTTCCAATATAAAGCAAGGAAATCAGTAAGCATATCTGCTCTAGTTATAATCCTAGGGAGAACTTCAGACACATATTGTTTAGTGTCTGTATGTTTACACATTTCTACTGCCATATATAAAGGAGTATGTCTTAGTTTCTGAACAAGTCTAGCCTCTACAGCAAGATTAGCCACATCTTCTGGTTTACACAGTGGAATAAGACGAGTTATCTCATTAGAGACTGAAATACCATCAATGTAAGCATTATCTTCCCAAAGGAGATTTGCCAGAACACATCTTCTGAGAAGTTCAATGTTTGTCTGGTTAGCGGATTGCTGCCCAGCACCACCTGCAAGCCTTTCTTCGGCCATTTTAGGCTTAGGCTTAATATTGGGGTTAATTTTACTCATATTTACTATTTTTTTTGTTATTATTCCATATCTAGAACACTAAGTCCGTTAAGATGTAGTTCTTTAGTTGTAGGGTTATCTTCGTCTACATCTACTACACAGGCCCATTCAAATTTACGTTTCATTTCCTCAATAAATGTAGAATCGCCTGTATTTACTTCCAGTTCTCTAGCTCCTCTAAAGGCATATCCAGATCTCCAGAATACTTTATAGTCTTGATGCTCTTCTCTGTGTTTTAAAAATCCTTGAAAATCCATAAGTTTGATATTAAATTTGTGGAGATGCAGGGACTCGAACCCTGGTCTTACTATCTCAAAATGAGAAACTTATACATGCTTATTGGGGCTTTCCGTATGAAAAGCAGTTCCACCACTCCATTTAATGTTTGGAGAAACAAGATGTCTCACATATACCGTCTGATGTTATCTCCGGCCTAGTTATTGACATAGATTGCACCTTTCTGTTTCCAAGTAAGTACTACTCAGTCTAGCTACGCAGCGATTCTAGCTACAGCAGCATCATAGACAGGAACAAATGAATTGTTGCCTTTTATAGTTTTGCTATTTAAGCATAGCTGCTTTGCATGATTTCTCACCTATCCATAGCAATCAAATGCCAAAACATCCCCAAGTTAAATGCAAAGGAAATAAGTGTTAGAGAAAAAGATGGATAATTAAACTGTTATGAAGTAACTCTAACTAACATCACTTTGCCTTATTATTTACAGTCTTGAAGAGAGAATAAAGGGAAGGGAAAATTGGAACACAAAAACCTTCCCTTATAAACTCTCAAGATCAGCTTACAAATCTACATGATACTCTCCTCCCCAGATAGTATCAATACTTATTGTGGGGTCAGTTCCATGTTCATGAAACATAGCCGCCGTAAGAGTGGTCTGGTAATTTCTCTTTATAGGAATATTCCCATATTGTCTATCATATACAGTATCTCCTGAAGAATTAAAGAATAATAACCTAAGGTCTACTTCATCCTCTTGTCCTTCAGTCATAAGAAAAGCACGACTTCTAAAAGTAGTACTACTAGGTCTGTTTACTCTAGCAGAAATATACTGTAACTTATCAAGTCCTTCTCCGGTTAATACATTAAATGTTGCACATACTGAGTCTATAATAACTTGATATTTACTAACAGTAGCCGGCATAACATCTGTAGATTCAAAATTAAGTTTTGATACTACTCTAGTTAATCCTATACTAAGAGTTGTTCTTTGTTCTCTACTAATAGTAAATGAAGAGGTTCCTGCAAATCCATCTCCAACTCTGTTATAAGTGAAGGTACCGTCAGTATTTAGAGTAGGCATATCTCCATAATTTGCCATTACAACTATAGTATAAGTTCCTATAGGAAGGTCTACTGAGATATTACCATAATTGGCATCAGTATTAGCCTGAGTACCAGAAGTTATTACATTATTGTTTTGCAAAATCTGATAACAGATTCTGTCTGTATTTCTAGACAGAGTGCTGCTCTTATCCATTTGCTCCATCTTGATTCCTACCTTAAAACTGAGAGTACCATACTCTTCTGTTTCTTCTTTCTTACAACTAGTAAATAGTACTAGCAGTGCTGTGAGAATAAATAATGTGTGTTTCATTCTGTTTATTTATTAGTTAATAATTTTCTCTTTCTTCTTCCCAAGTTAGTGGAGTACAATTAGATAACTTTTTCCTATAACCTAAGACTATTACTTTATTACAACAAAGTACATAACCTCTTTGATTTCCATACTCATCTAGTTTTGGTTCCATACTAGGAAAGTCTGCTTCCCACATACAATCATCCATTGTCCAATGCCTTCCACAAGTAGGACAAGTGTATTCTCCGTATTTTGGTTTGTCTTCCATTGTTTTATTGTTCTGAGATTTTATTCCTCCATTGCTTTCCGGAAATTATCTATATAAAATTTCCATATTTTACCATTGTTGTTTGTGTTCGGATTGTCTTTTAACCATTCACAAGCTTTGTCAATATCAATCTTCTTCTGTAGCTTCCTTGACATCTGTACATTCTCTAGCCATTCTTCGTTGGCTATTCGCATTTCTTCTGCATCTATATCCATTTGTGCTTGCGCACCTGAGAGGTATGATTCCTCTGCTACTTTGTGGATGATTTTAACTATGATGGCAGCATAGCCTGCCACATATTTATCTGCGAATTTAGCTGCTCTCTCTTGTAGTGTCATTATTCATTAATTAATTTAATTTGTTGTCCCACCAGGACTCGAACCTAGAAGTGCAGGACCAAAACCTGCTGTGTTACCATTACACTATGGGACAAGATGCCCTCAATGTACGAGGGCTCGGTACAACCAAAATTAGATTACAAAGCGTCTTATGAATTGAAAGTTCAGACCATCTGTTAAGATACACCAATTGTTGTTAATTGCATCTTTTACTCCTTGCTCTTCTCTAACATAAGCTCTGTAACATTCTAGGAGAGGCTGAATGTCCTCTAATGCTACCCAACAACGGATAGTTGGATTAGATGTATTATAGAACTTATAGCCAAAGTACTCCATGTTGTCTGCATCGAAGGCATCTGGGTCGAAGTACTCTACACAGAATGCAGAGTCTTGTGGATACCAGATAACATCTTCAATGTAACTGAAATCAACGTCAATTTCTCTGACAAGAGTATCTAACTCATAGCGAAACTCTAAGTCAAGAGAGTTGTTGATTTCTGTTGTGTCAGACACATAGTACATCTGTGCAGGAGCATTACAGCTAGCAATGATAAGGGTTGCAATTCCCAATAAAAGTCTTTTCATTTCTTTAAAAGTTTAGTGTTAGTACCCCGTAATGGATTCGAACCATTAACTTACTGCTTAGAAGGCAGTTACTCTATCCAGTTGAGTTAACGGGGCATTATAGTTATTTCTTGTTTTTAGGATTACAGGGACTATTATCTAATTTCTTGAGTTTCATACAAGAAATCATTAGTCCACAATATTCTCTATGAGGGCAATTTGTACACATAATGTTAAGTATTAGTGACTCTTGTAAGATTCGAACTTACGACCTAAAGTTTAGGAAACTTTTGCTCTATCCAACTGAGCTAAAGAGTCAAAAGACTATGGCAACACTCTATCAGAGTGAATGTTATGCAGAACTATTAGTTGAAGTAACTCTGATATTCAGCACATAGTCATATAGTTTTGTTGTGATATTGTCTATAAAAGGACAACTGACTATCTTAGTATCTTAAGCTCACATTTATCCTCACCCTTAACTCTCTCAAGGTCTATTGATGAATGACTTGTTGCTTAAGGCTTCAAGTGCGAGTTATTACGATCCTTGAATAGTATTGAACTAACTCCCAACCTCTATTAAGACAAGACACTCTACTATCAATTAAGATATCCATTAGCTACTTAACTTACTCAATCTTCTAGGTGCCTGTATTATATTAGCGTACTAGGTCATCTCTTTCGGCTGTTGGTTGAACAGTGTACTTATGAGTCTTCTGCATTTATAAATTAAGGACATAGAATCACTCTTTCAAGAAAGTGCTAAAACGGTATTAAAAATATCTAGTATTGATAATAGTTGCTCACAACAATATCTTAGCAATACTCTCTACATAAAGTATGAAAGTATCTGACTGCTTGTTCTCTATTTGGGAAAGACAATAAAGAGCAGTTCTTATTTGTTCTTTGAATAAAAACTGACCACTCAAATGCGTGCTTTCCTGAAAGGACAATGAGGTCTCCAAACCTATTCTTATAGGACTTTCTTACTGTCGATTGACAGTTTTTACGGTGAAATGTTCTCATAGTTGAAGAATAAAGAGTACTAATAAAAGGAACCATGCTAGTGAAGATATAATAGCAAATGCTACTAATATCTTATATCCGGTTGTTTTCCTTCCCCTAGGTGTGGCACTAAATACCATTGCCCAAATAAGAAGTACTCCTAATAAGTATAGGAATGTTATTGCACTGAGTGCTGCTGTTGCTAATGTTGGTTGCATAGTTGTAGTATTATTTGTTGAAGTATAATTTGAGAATTACTGATACTGGTTGATTAGTGGGAATGTTATTGTCTTTAGCCCACTGATAGATGATTCTGAATTGCTTGAGAGTCATGACTAAAAATGTTATATATTGTGTATGTTTTGAATGTAAGGGTGTTCAAAAAAGAGTGTAAAAGGAGGGGGAGAGTGTTATAACTATCTCATTCTCAATAACTTAACTCATAAAACTTAAGTAAAAAGAGGTCTATTTGTCTTCTCTTTTTCTTAGTAGTTTAAAGCATGGTAATCACTTCTAAACTATCTCAAGTTCTATGAGTTAAATGAGGGGGATTAGCAATGGCCTCCCCTGTTGAGGAGGCCTTTGAGGAGGCTTTGTTGCTTACTTCCGCAGCAAGTCTGCGCCGAGTCTGCGCTTAACGTTGGCATAGCTGCCGCCGGCTATCATCAGGCAGGGCACTGGAGCATTGCCGTTGATGCTGACCTCAGCATACTTGAAGTTATCAACGTCCTTACCAGCATTGAGTGCTTCAAGTGCCTTGGGGCTGATGTAGCCCTGCTTGGAGCCGCAGACAAAGAAGTATTTGCCGGTGTTGGGGTTGAGAATCTGCTGGAGTTCTGCGTTCTCGCTGATGATGAGTTGACGAAGGGTCATTGCGTTGGTGCTGGTGATGTCATTGTTTTCCATTGTGTTACTGTTTTTGGATTATTAATTATGTTGACTAGTGACACCCAGGGGGTAAACCCAGAGTGCCGAAGGCTAGGGGGGGTTTTGGGTGGCTATACCACACACTTGACAATAGAATTTTTCTAAAAAAAAAAATTAAAAAAATTT